GAGCAGCACCGTTTGTGCCTAGACCTGTACCAGTTGTGATACCAGCTTCAGGAGAGTCAAACAAATCACCAGCGTGTGTACCTGTACCAGAGAAGTCTGTGTCAGCTTCGTTGAAGAGAGCTTCAGGCTGAGCACCAGAAGGTGCACCAGTAATTGCATTACCATCACCGAATTTAGCCTTCATTGCGAAAGCAAGACCAGTAGGACCAGACATTGGCTGGACACCTGCTACGTCATAAGCAATAAGGTTAGGCATTGCACGGCGTACAAGAGAGATAAGTACTGGATCGAAAGTAGTAATCGAACCTGTATTTACGTTACCATCTGCTTCTTGAAGAGAGCCAAAGTTAGATGCAACGGCTTGTTCCTTAAGAGCAGTTTCAGTGTTCTCGAGGAGCTTAGCTGTTACAGCCTTCTTGTAGCTGTCTGTGATAGGAGCTTCGTCAGTGTGTTCAAGCACTGGAGCCCATTTTTTGATTTCTTTTTCTGCGTTAAACATTTTAATTAATTCCTTTTTTTGTTGTTAGAATGTTATGTTAATTTGGGTTTATTTGAAACGTGAAAGGTGTTGTACATACTTAGCCATATCCTTAGGGAGTTTAGCTTGTGGATCTACCGCACCTTCTACGATTGTTTGTGTTTCTTTTACTGTTGAATCTTGAGATTCTACAAGTTCTTCAGATTGTTTTGACTCTTTAAAGAATCCTTCTTTGATAGTTGCTACCTTAGCACTAAAAGTATCAGCATCTACGAATTCGGTATCTTCAACAAGTGAAGAAAGTTTACCAGCTTCGGTTGATGCTAAATCAGTGGACGCTTCGCTAATGATCTTTTCACGTTGAAGAGTTACAACTTGACTTGCAAGCTCACTCTTTTCGGCTTCAGCATTTGCTAGAGATTCTTTTACTTCAGCAACTTCTTCTGAAAGTTCATCTACAAGATCAACTTTAGAGGCAGGAACTTCGATATAGTGTTCAGTGAATACACCTTGCAGCGCAGTCATGAAGTTTTCTGTAATCTCAGTGCGCAGTTTGTTATCAACAAACTCCTGATTTTCTTCGATCCAAGATTCAACTACGAAACTCAAGTAATCATCGATCTTCTCAACAAGTGACTCACGAACGTAAGTTACTTCTTCTTGTAGATCTTCAGTGTACTGAGATTCAAGTTCTTCTTGGATACTATTTACTTTATCTGCGACAGCAGCTTCAAACAAGATAGAAGCTTTAGCTTTGAAGTCTTCGGTCAATCCTTGATCTGCTTCAGCGAGAACTTTCAAATCTGATGCAAATGAATCTGCTTCAGTTTCTTCGTTTTTCGCGCTGTTGTATGATGCCATGATTGATTTATAAGAAGCCATAATGTCGTCTTTCTTCATCGCCTTAAGTTGACCATACATTGCATTAATGATGTCAGCTTTAGTCTTAGGAACTTCAACTTCGTCTTCTTCGTCCTCAGTCATGTTAATTGCTTCATACGCAGCAACTAGATTTGACTTTTTCATGCCTTTAAGAGCGTCAAAACTTGCAGCAAGAATACCTGCTTTGGTTTTAACTTCTGGCAATTCAACTTCTTCTTCATCTTCGTCAGACTCTTCTTCTTCTTCTTCCTCGACTTCATCGGATTCTTCTTCATCTTCAGCAGATTCGGAAACTTCTTCCTCATCTTCGTCAGATTCTTCTTCTTCTTCGACTTCTTCTTCCTCTTCTTTGGCTTCGGAAACTTCTTCCTCGTCCTCATCAGATTCGTCGTCTTCTTTGGCTTCGGAAACTTCTTCCTCGTCCTCATCGGATTCTTCTTCGTCTTCTTCAGATACTTTAGCTTCTTCTAATTCTTCATCTTCGTCTTCTTCTTCTTCAGAAACTTCTTCGTCCTCTTCGGATTCTTCAGCTTCGTTTTTCTTCTTAGCTTCGCCAAGAAGTACTTCTAAGACCGTATCTGATAAAGGTTGTTCTTGTTCAGTGACTTCAGTCTCCTCGGAAACCTCAACCTCTGATTCAACAACAAGATCTTTTTCTTCTACGTCTTCAATGATTTGTTCATTATCGTTTGACATATAATTAAGTTTCCTTATTTTTTTGAATTAGAGTTTGGAGAGGAAATCACTAAAGATTCTTTCCTGTGCTTCGCTAATGCGACCCATAGGAACCCTTTTAATTTCAGTCTCGTATTCTTCAATTTGCTGAGGCTTAAGAATGCCATTTTCCCATATCCATTCTACGCCTTCCATAATGCCTTCAACGAAAGCAGATGGAGCGCTAGGATCTTGGACAATGTCAACAGTAGCAAGAACGAAATCGTCCTTAACATATGTTTTGCCTTCCTTTTGCTCAACAGTACCCATACCACGACTTGAGACGCCTAACTTGCACCCGCCTTCGACGAGTCCTTTCACTATTTTACCCATAGGTGTATCTAGTATCAGCGCTCTTCCAACAACATCGTTACCTTCAAATTTTAATGAGGTAATTCTGTGTGAAACTTTATCAAGATTAATCTGTGGGCCTTCTGGGTGATTCAATTCACCAACGGCTCTTCCAGTTTTAACCTGCTCCTTAACGTACTTAGCAGTTGCTTCAGACAGTACGTCTTTAGGATAAATTCTATTATTGCGGTTTTGTTTCTCCGCTTGCATAAAAACGCCTTCGATGAAAACATTCTTTTCACCTTTATCGTTTGCTTCGGTGATATAATCTACCGATTCTAAATGTTCTGTAATTAGCTTCATTAGTTTGCGTATCCTACTTTTGTAAATAATACGCCTGTTGCTGCACCAGTTCCGGCAGCAGCGGCAGATGCAAATATTTCGTCGCTTGCACTCTTTTTAATTATTAAGTTACTAGCAGCAGGAATCATAACACTTGCTTTACGAGTTCCAGTAGCCTTTTCTTCGATGTTAACATATTTAACTGCAGAACTCGTGTTTTGCACCAATACTAACGATGCGCTACTAATTGTTGAAGCACCGGCAGTCAGTGATGCTGCAGCAGCAATACTTAAAGGTTGAATAGTCATATTATTTTTCTTTCGTTTTATTGTAAATTTCTGATGTAAGTCCTACTTTACGAACTTCAAGGGCATCATTTAGTTTATCACGAATTGCTTCTCCAAATGCTTTTGCAGAACCTACTTTGTTGTTTTTAACAATATTGTTAAAAACTTTCTGTGTTGTATCACTCATATATCTATTTATAATTTTTTTGGTTTTAAGAAGGGCTTTAGATGTCTAAATCATCCTCTTCTTCGCCTTCTTCGCCTTCTTCAGGCTTTTCGTCTTCTACTTCTTGATCTAGTCTCGCAATATCTTCTTCAGATTGCTTTAAAACAGTCTGGCGAACATACTTATTAGAAACATACTTACCAACAAGATCTTCCATTTGTTGAGCCATTTCTAATCTTTCTCTTAAGATTTCAAACTCTTTTAACTCAGAAAAGTAATTATCTTCTGCAAAGTCAATGTTGATCTTTTCTTCAATAGTACTCCAGTCCTGTTCGGTGATCACACCTTTAAGAACAAGTTGAATACGAAGTGCTTCGATAAGCATCCGCGAAAAACGTTTCCGTAATCTATCAACGAATTTCTGGAATTTTACTTCTTCTCGTGATATTTCACTTGCACGGCCAATCGTAAAAGAACTTTCTTGTTCTAATCTTGAAACTGGTACGTTTAAAGCACGGTAAAGTTTCTTTTGAAAGAATTGCACATCTTCAATCTGGCCAAGATTTTCTCCACCACCAAGTGTTGTAATTTCTGTACCTCGGCCACCTTCTCTACGTGGAAGATAAAAATCTTCTAGCATAGACATATGTTTCCGATCATCACTTACATCACCGGTTGTTGCATCGTACACCATCTTATTGCGATAACGAGATACAACTTGTTGTACGTATTCTTCGGCCTTGCCCTTTGGTAAATTACCTACATCGATATAGAAAATTCTACGTTCAGGTGCTCTTGAAACACGATACACTACTAACGAATCTTCCATATAACGAAGCTGATTTACAAGCTTCATTGCTTTATGCAGGTGACTAATTACTCGCTGTCGCGATGAGTCGTACAAACCTGAATTGACTTGTATAACAGCATCTTTTGCAAACTTAACGCCATTTGTTGCTTGTCCATTATTCATGTCAGGCGAATAGACATAATACTCATCTACTATTTTTTCGTATTCTACTTGAGTCTTCGGATCAGTTACTTTTTGAACTTCCTTTACTTTACTAATGTGTGTAGAATCAATTGGTCTTAATTCAGCAATACCTTTCTGTGGATTTTGTGGATCAATAATAACGTTAAAGTATAATTTTCCGTCAATGTACCAATTACGGAAATAGTCTTCTGACATGCGATTAAACTTATAAAGTTGAACCACATTATTAAATTCATTTAAAATTTGTTTTTTTACATTATCGGGTTGATCTAGATCGTTCATCGCAAGATCAACTGGCGAAGATGTGTCCGATGCTGAAAGAGCACCGTCTACAATATCTGAAACCGCGGCATCACATTCTGGCTGCTGCGCTGATTCTCGATATTTTATAATTAATTCGTGATCTGAAACAGTAGTAGTTCCAGACAAATCTACATATTGTCCGTAGTAGCCACCACCAACAGTTACTGTTGAGCCGCCATCATCGTTTGCCTTAGGAATAGGAGATACAAATTCTTTCTCCGTCTTCTTAAGTTTTTTACTAATTTCGTATCCGAATATTTCCATAATGTTATTTATATCACGATAAGTGGAGGGGTTGGACCTCCACTTATCGGATATGTATTAATTAATTAAAACTACGAAGTTGTACCAGACTCCCAATATTGGTAAGCCAGTTCAACTGTGAATTCTTCAATTGAATCATTGGTGTCATAGCTCAAATCGATTCCAGAAACATTAATTGGATATGCACCACGAATGGTGTACTCCTTAGTAACATTTCCTGCTTTATCGAGCTGTTGAACTCCCATATCCGCTTGATAGTCTGTAGGATTGGCTAAACCTGTGTTATTCACATGCTCATTCATACCATTCATCCAACGTTCCATAGCGTTACGGATTTCCATACCAGTGTCATTGATAACTGTAATTGACCAGTTTTCGAATGTACGGTCACCTGCAATTTTCAACTGACGACCACGAAATGGTACATCAAGCTGAGCAATTTGCGAGCCTGGTAACTGTGCACCTTTACACATGAAAGATGCGAGTTCTGTATCACCTCCAGCGTATCCTGGAAAATTAACGATTGCTTTGAAAAGGTTAGGACGTGCGCCCCCACCGATTAACTTTGATTTAAAATCATCTACTCCTAAAGTTGCCATAATTGTTTATCCTTTCTTATATTATTTATATTAGTTAGTGCCAACAATTTCAGAGAACTCAACGCCAGTGCGGGTTGCAATGAAGTTAAGAGTAATGAAGTTAATCGAACGAGCAGGTTTAATATAGATATCAGCCACAAAGCGGTTGGTATCAATCACTTGACCTGTGTTATTCGTTTCATCACATACAACTAAGAAGTCAGTAACACCACGACGACCCTTTACATCCCGTAGGAAAGGCTCTGTCATATTTCTGAACATCGCACGAGTAAATTCGTCGTTCAATTCGAACAGTTGGAATTTAGCTGCGGTAGCAATTGCCTTTTCAAGAACCATGAACAAGCGGCGTACATTAATACGATCGAATGCAGAAGGTTTTTGAGTGAAGGTCTTATCACCAAATAGTACAATTCCTTGTCCTGGGAAATTGGTGATAGGATTAATTGCTGCTTTGTACAAAGCATCACGATCGGTATTCTTAGGATTAAAAGCTAATTTAGCTGCACCAAGAATTTGACCACGATTGAAACCAGCAGGTGAGAACCAAGGTTCTGCTACATCATCTGTGTTAGCACAAAGACCAGCAATATAACCGCTAGTTGTAATCCAATCATAACGATCAAGATACTTATTATAGACATACACGGTAGAACCTGTTGTCGTAAAGTAATTCGATGTTGTAGTTGGAACATTATTTTTAATATGAGTTAGCTTCGCAGATTCAGATGATCGTGTGTGTAGATCAATCGGAGCTGAACCACAGCCAAGGCAATCTTTACGAGCTGCAGCGATTTGCAGTACTTTATTTTCAATTGTCTTTTGATCGGCTGCACTGGCCATAGGACTTGCAAAAAGCAAGTTAACATCTACGGATTCAGCATCTTCGAATAATTGAAGACCACGGAAGCTATCCGCATCTACACCTGTGCCTATAACGTCGGCTGTAGTAGCTGTACCGTCTACACCAAGTGAAAAGGACAAGTCTTTTGCGCCGTTGGTGAGCTGCAGAGCCACGGGTGTTGACCCCTCACCTGCATCGGCAATAGAACCTGTTCCAATATCAGCATCGGCATTACTAAATAGATCACTAAGTGCATTTGCGAAAAGGTATTGTGAACCAGCGTTAATTACATCTTTGTAGTAATTACTTGCTCCAGTGTCGAGTTTTGCACCTTTAGCAAGAGACAAACCTTGGTATTTTTCAAGGATACTACCCTTT